TCATTGACTCCTACTCTGCTCTATGCACAGAAGCTGAAATTACTAGCGATATGGATAAGATGCAAAGAGCAGATGGAGCCAAGCTATTGGCTAAGTTTTGCAGGAAGGTGTCTAATGTTATTCCTGTTAATAGAAATGTGGTTATAGGTATTACTCATCAAATGGGTAATCCAGGGATGGGTCATAGTGAGTGGAAAGAAAAGAGTGGTCAGGCTATTGCTTATCAAACAGATATTAAAATTAAAGCCAACTATTTTAGTCCTTGGAATTTAAGTACAGACAGTCCACAGATTGGCCAAGAAGTACATTGGCAAGTAATGTGTTCTGCTCTAGGTGCTCCTGGTGGTAAAATTACAAGCTATATTAGATATGGACAAGGTATTGATAAACAGATGGAACTATTGACACTGGCTGTAGATTTGGGTCTTGTATCTAAGGGGGGTGCATGGTATACTATGTCATCTGTGGAGGACAAGCCAAAATTCCAGGGTCTTGAGAAAACAAGACAGTATTTAGTTGATCATCCAGAAGTTTATGACGATTTATGGATAAAAGTTAAGGACATGATGGGCATCAAATGCAAGTAAAAGATCTGGATGGTAATTCTTATAATTGGCAATTAATCGGTAATATATCACATGGGTCTATTCAAAATAAATCTAGCCTACATTTACAGGCCAGGGATTTAATCCATGTTTGTTTTCCTACATTACAAGTATTGGAAGAAGTTCCCGTCAATATAAGAAGATCAGAAACTCTTTATTTAGACTTTTATTTACCCCTTATTAAAAAATGTATAGAGGTTCATGGAGAGCAACATTATAAATTCAGTAAATTTTTTCATAATACTCCACTCGGTTTTATAAAACATAAAAAGAGAGATCAAGAAAAAAAAGAGTGGTGTGAACTAAATGGTATTGAGCATATAGAACTGCCATTTGATCAAATAAGTCAATGGGAAATAAGGATTAAAAATGAACACTAAAGAACAAGTAAATGAGTGGGACCGTGTTCTTGACGAGTACGAGCAAGGACTTGGATTGGGATTATACAAATCTGATATTTTCTCTGAAACAGAATTAAATGGATATTTCCAAATGAGTCGAGACGAACTAGAAAAAACAACACCAGAAGTATGCGGAGAAATAGCTTATAGATTAGGTCAGTTTGCTTTTCATATGCAAAGATCTCTTAATAGGGAGCTATCGAGAGTTAATTGGGCCGAAGAAACGATTAAAGAAACTATTGCCGAAGAAATTAATAATTATAAAGGGTATGGTTATATCGAAAAGTCTTCACAAGCCATAAAAAATAATGAAAAAGCTACAGCATTAAATAAAATAAAAAAATACGCTAAACAAAGAAGTGATAGACTTCAATATTTAGCTAATAGTATAAAACATTTATCGGATATTATGTTATCTATTCAGAAAACAAAGGTGAGAAATGTCAACTAATTTTGATCTTAATGAATTACTAAAAAATCCGGACCAAATCAAACAAATTATCGGAGTACTGTCTAGCTTGCTTGACGCGGCCCAACAAGCCGACGATAACAAAGTGCCAGAAACCAAAACAACACGATCAGTAAGCAAAATAAAAAAAACAAAAACTAAAATACAAAGAGAAAATAAATTTATTTCTATGCCAGAAGCCAGGATGCATAAAGAAGATCCTGAATTAGCACAAAAACTATATAAACAACCGCCAATCGCCAGAAATAGAAAAAATCAAACCATGAAGGCTAAGTGTAGGGTATGTGGTAGAGAAGAGAAGATCCAATCGTCTCTACTGTATGGTGGTATAGAAAGATTTAAGTGTAATAAGTGTTCGACAACTCCTGGTTAAAAAACTAACTATTCTTATAATTAATATAATATATGGCAAATAAAGACTATTTGGCTGACCCATCTGCCGAGCGAGCAGTTCTATCTGGACTGTGTAAATACGGTGAAAATGCTTATTTAGATGTAAGCGATCTAATATCTAGCGCAGTATTTACTATAGACAGTAATGCTTTAATCTATAATTGTATACAGCATATATATTCAAACGATAATAATGCTACTATAGATTTAGCATACATATATAGCGTAGCACAGGAATTAGGATATAAAGAAGCATTATCATCAAAAGATGAGGCAATGCATATAAAAGCTATCTTAGATTTTCCAGTAGACCAAACAAACATAAGAAAATTTGCAAGTAAAATAAAGAAGCTAGAAATAGCTAGAAATATTAGTGATCAACTAGGCTCTGCACAAAAAGAGCTTCATGAGGTTACGGGATCAGAATCTATTTCCGATATTCTAAATATAGCGGAGAGTAAGGTTTTTGATTTGGGTATGCTGCTTGGTGATAATAAGACTGAGCCAGAAGCTATTGGTAAAAATATAGACGAATATATTCAAAATCTAGAAGATAATCCGGTTGATCAAGTAGGCTTATCCACAGGATTTCCCATATATGATAAAGCTATAGGAGGAGGCTTAAGGAAAAGCACTGTTAATGTTATTGCTGCAAGACCCAAGACTGGAAAAACCCTATTAGCAGACAACATGGGATTTTACTTGGCCAATAATAAAATACCAGTTTTAAATATGGATACAGAAATGACAACGGACGATCATATTAATCGTATTATTGGTATGATGACAGATATAGACTTAAACACAATAGAAACTGGTAAATTTAGAGACTCCTCTGATCTAAAAAGTAAAATTTATGATGCTAAGTCCAAATTAAAAAATATAAAACTTTATTATAAATCTATAGCCGGTAAACCATTTGATGAACAACTAGCTATTATGCGTAGATGGATTATAAAAGAGGTTGGTTTAAATGATGATGGGAGCGCAAAAGATTGTGTTATATTTTATGATTATCTTAAACTCATGGATTCTGCTGGTATGTCTCAGGATCTAAAAGAATACCAAGTTTTAGGATTCATGATGACATCTCTACATAATTTTGCTACAAAATATAAAATACCAGTAGTAGCATTTGTTCAATTAAATCGTGACGGCATCACAAAAGAAAGTACTGATACAGCTTCTGGTTCAGATAGAATCATATGGCTATGTAGTAATTTCTCAATTTTTAAGCGCAAGTCTGACGAAGAAATAGCAGAGGATGGCCCATCAGCAGGCAATAGAAAATTAATACCACTAGTAAGTAGGCACGGCGGAGGCTTAGACGACAATGATTATATTAATTGTCATATGAAGGGCTGGTGTGCTAAAATTACTGAGGGTCAAACAAAATTAGAGCTAAATAATGGCTCTGGTAAAAATAAAAATACTTTTCAAATAACCACAGATGAAGATAATGAACAACACGAAGAAGAAATCTCGTTCGTTTAGTCAGGCTAAAATAAAGGCTGTATGCGATGAACTGTGTGATAATGTAGACTTATTGTGTGAGACTTTTGATCTTAATTGCAAACACAATAATAAAATGATCACCATGGCTTGCCCAATACATGGTGGAGATAATGAATCGGCACTTAATCTATATTATGTGGGGGATTCATATCGTGGTAATTGGGTTTGTCGAACACATCATTGTGAAAGGATTTTTCAGCCATCTATTATTGGTTTTTTAAGAGGCATATTATCAGTTAGAACTAATAATTGGATGAAAGATGGTGATGAAATGTATAGCTTTGATAATACTATGCAAATGGCCCTTAAAATCTTAAATAAAGATATAAAAGATATTAAAGTTAATTATACTAATATGGAGAAAAAAGCTTTTATTAAAAATATACAAAGCATATCTCATATACCCGATAGTCTAGATAAATTACCAACAAGACAAATGGTAAGAAAAGCATTAGATATTCCAGCAAACTACTATTTAAAAAGAGGTTATTCTCAAAAGATTTTAGACAAGTACGATGTTGGTCAATGTACCAATTCTAATAAAGAAATGTTTGATAGAATTGTTGTTCCTATATATAACCAGCAGTATAGTCATATGGTGGGATGTAGTGGCAGAAGTATATATGAAAAATGTTCTAAGTGTTCTTATTATCATAATCCAAATACTGATTGTGTAAATGGCGAATTTGGCTGGAAATATTCTAAATGGAAACATAATAAAGACTTTAAGGCTAAAGACCATCTTTACAACCTATGGTTTGCCAAAGATTATATATTAAAAACCGGAATAGCTGTGGTTGTCGAAAGTCCAGGCAATGTGTGGAGACTAGAAGAAGCTGGTATCCATAATTCTATAGCTATTTTTGGAACCTCATTAGGAGATAGGCAAAAAATGCTGTTAGATTGCTCTGGAGCTATGTCTTTATTAATTCTATTAGATAATGATGAGGCTGGTCAGGTGGGAGCAAAACAAATATATGATAAGTGTTATCGTACATATAATATTAAAACACTATCTATTATAAAGAACGATATAGCGGATATGACTATTGAAGATATACAACAAACTATTATACCAGAAATGGATAAAATGCATGTCTAATTTTATTTTGGCCTTTGCTGGACGTAAACAATCGGGCAAAACAACTTGTGCTCAGTTTACAAAAGAAATATTTGATACTATATCTGGCAGTGATTCATGTAAAATATATAATTTTGCTGATTCTCTAAAAAATGATATATGTATAAATATACTAGGTTTAACATATGATCAGTGTTATGGTACAGACGAGCAAAAGAATCAACTAGTTGACTGCTATTGGGAAAATAAACAACTTACAGCTAGAGAAATTATGCAGCTGGTCGGAACCGATATGTTTAGAAAACTTAAAACGAATGTTTGGTCAGAAACCACAATAAGAAAGATAAAGCAAGATACACAAAAGATTAGTTTGATTGCTGACTGTAGGTTTCCTAATGAAGTACATGCAATTAAAAATGCTGGAGGTCTAGTAGTAAAGTTAACAAGGAATCCTTATAATTCTCAGCACGAAAGCGAAGTAGCTTTAGACGAAAACAGATTTGATGCAAAAAACTTCGATCTTGTCATAGACAATCAAAATATGACCATATCACAACAAAATCTTTTATTATCAAATTTTCTAAAACAAAAAGGATTTTTACCATTATAATTACATACTTTAGAAGCTCATCGTATAATACCCATTCAATGTGTGAGCAGCAGTACTTTATCGAATATGTTCTCGGTAGAAGAGGTCTGTCTAATAAGAAGGCTGATAAAGGAACTATTGTTCATAAGGTGCTAGAGATACTAGCAATTATGAAAAAAGCCCATCAAGATAAAATACAAATTATTGAAGACGATATTGTTGGAACTATTGATCTAAACACAGACGATATGTTCAACGATCAATTTATTTTATCGTTAGCTAATAAGGTATATGACTATTATACCTCACAATGCTCCCATCATTCTTGGCTAGACAAAGACAGAAAAGACTGTATAGAATGGATTAGCAAAACTCTTAGGGCAAATAATCGTATGTTTGATCCTAGAAGACGCAATATTTTTAGATCAGAACAGCATTTTGATTTGGCTATAAATAAAGATTGGGCTAACTATATCTATGATATTAATGGCAAAAAAATTAGTGGTAAACTAGCCATAAAAGGAACAATGGATCTAATTACACAGATCGACGATAACACACTAGAAATTGTTGACTGGAAAACTGGTCGCAGACTAAACTGGGCGACCGGTGAAGAAAAAACACAAGCTAAACTAGAAGATGACCCACAACTAAGATTATACCACTATGCTGTACATAGATTATTTCCAGAATTCAAACATATCATTGTAACAATAAACTTTATTAATGATGGTGGTCCATTCTCTGTTTGTTTTGATAATGCAGATAACGCGATGAAGACCGAATATATGCTTAAAGAAAAATTTATTCATATTCAAAAAACACAAAAGCCTCAACTTAAAAAGTCTTGGATGTGTAGCAAGTTATGTCATTTTGGGAAAAATACATTTCAAAATGATAAACATGTTTTACCAACAATAGAATATAGAGATAATCAAATAACACCAAAAAATAATTTTATGACCCAATGTGAACAAATTAAGCACGATCTTGAATTACGAGGAATGAACGAAGCGGTTGACGTTTATCAATTACCAGGATATAGTGTTGGTACATACAAGGCACCAGGAGAAGTTTAATGTATATTCCGCTACATGTTCATACGCACTATAGTCTTTTGGATGGTTTGTCTAAGCCAGAACAAATAGCTAAAAGATGCAAGACTATTGGAGCAAAAAGTTGCGCTATTACTGATCATGGTACTATATCTGGTAATGTTAATTTTTATAAAACTATGAAAAAAAATAACATTAAACCAATAATGGGTTGTGAACTATATATTTCCCCAAAGGATGCATCAATTAAAGATAAAACCAATAGTGATCTATCACACATGGTTATTTTATGCAAAAATTTTAATGGCTGGCAGGACTTGATAAGTCTTGTCTCTTTATCCAATAATGCTAATTATTTTTATTATAAGCCAAGATTAGATCTTGATCTTATACATAAAACAACTCTAGATAGTCATAATCTAATTTGTATTACTGGTCATCCAGGATCTACATTGGCCGATACTATATATAGCTTTGATGAAAGTAAACTATTAGATGATTGGAAGACTAAAGGATTGGATCATATCAAGAAACTATATTCTGTTTTTGGTGAGGAAAATGTATTTGTAGAAATACAATTGATGGATACTGATAATGTTCACCAACAAATAATAGGTAAAGCTTTAAGAGATCTATGTAAAGAATACAAATTAAAGAAAACAGCATCAATAGATGCACATTATTGTGAATCGTCTGATGCGGTAGATCAAAGAGTTCTTCTGTGTAGTGCATTAAAAGTTACACTACCAGAAATATCTAATAAAATTATTAATAATGAAAAGGTGCCCATGTCTAGTTTTTTTACATCAGAAAAGTACTATATACTTTCATATGAAGAAATGCTATCGATTCACGATAAAGAAGAATTGGACACAACAATAGTAATTGATAATATGTGCGAAAGTTATGAGATTTTGTCTGCTCCTCAATTACCAACCTTTGAGTGTCCCGATCAACAAAAGCCTATTGAATACTTAAGACATCTTTGTAGGCAAGGATGGTTAGAAAAGATTCAAAATAAAATACCAAAAGAACAACAGGATATTTATGTAGACAGAGTAAAAAAGGAACTAAGTATTTTAGAGTCCACTAATCTTGCAAGTTATTTTCTTATTATTAGAGATATAGTCTTATATATAAGAAATAAAAGCTGTCTGCCGGGACCAGGGAGAGGCTCTGCTGCTGGGTGCTTAGTTTCTTATCTGGTTGGCATTACTGCTATAGACCCTATTAAATATGATTTAATCTTTGAAAGGTTTTATAATACTGGAAGAAATACAGATTCCAACATATCCATGCCAGATATTGATGTGGACGTACCGATTGAATATAGAGAAGATATTATTAATTATATAAAAAATAAATATGGTAATGATAAGGTTTCTCAAATGATTACCTTTAATACTCTTAAAGGAAGGGGTGCTCTTAAAGAAGTGTTACGCATATATGGTAATATATCCTTTGAAGAAATGAATCGTATCACTAAGCACATACCAGATGAGGCTAAAATTGCAGATGAATTACAGGAAATGAAAGATGAAGACGGAGAAGCATCTATTTTACGATGGGCTTTAGAAAATAATGGATCCAAACTTAAAGAATGGTGCTATATTGGTGATGACGGACAGCTATACGGACCACTTGCTAAACGATTTGAACAGGCTATTAGATTGGAGGGAGCAAAATATAATCAATCCAAACACGCCGCTGGTATAGCAATATCTAACACATCATTAAATACTATATGTCCAATGATATGGGATCCAAAAACAGAACAAAATATTGCTGGGTTTGAGATGAGCGATTTAGAGTCTATCGGAGTGATTAAGTTTGATATTCTTGGAATCGCTTTATTAGATAAAATTATGTGTATTAGGGATATTTTAAAAATAAAAAAGGCTGAATATGCTATTTGAAGAAATTCTAGCTGGACAAAGATTTAGATATAAAGAATATGAATATCTTAAGATTCCAGAAATTAAAAAAACATGTTGTCAGATTCATGCTAATGCTATTAGATTAAGAGACAATAAAGAAACTTTATTTGAATACAAAGCACAAGTGGAGGCTGTAATAGATGATCAACAATAAAATTTGCGTATTTGATTTTGAAACTGATGGTAAAAATCCTGAAGAATGTAGTCCGGTACAACTATCTGCTATAATTATTGATCCAATTAAATTGGAAATTATACCTAAATCTGAATTCAATACTTTTCTAAAACCAGAAAAATTAGTTAACTGTAACACGGATAATCCTTATACTGATTCTGACATCCTTGACTGGCACGGCAAAATACGCAATCTCTCTGGAGAACAAGTTTTAACAGAATGGAAGGGGTATCCTGAGCAAAAATATGCTTGGGCGCAGTTTGTTTCATATCTAGATAAATATCATTTAAAGTCTAATAGTAATAGTAAAAAATCACAATTTACCGCACCAATAGCGGCAGGATATAATATCTTGCGATTTGATATGGCTATTGTAAATAGACTAAGTAATAAGTATAATAATACAAACAAAGAAAAAGAAACTTGTTTATTTCATCCAAGAGATAAAATAGATATTATGCATTTATTTGGGATGTGGACGAGCTATATCTCTGAGGTAAGAGGCTTGTCTCTAGACTATATGAGAGATTATTTAGGTATTGATAAAACAAATGCTCACAATGCCTCTAAAGATGTTGAGGATTGTGCTCAAATTCTACTCAGATTTCTAAGACTACATAAAAAATTAAGTCAAAAAATACAGTTTAAGGATTCTTTCAAAGTATGAAAACCGCAACATTCGACGATTGTGAATGCAAATTCTGCATTAATAATCAGGGAACTATTGATTTTGATATTGATATTGAACACATTGATTTGGAATGTCCAAAAACCTGGAGAATGATATCTGATGGCAACACAAAGGGGTGTTTTCAGTTAGAGTCTAGGCTTGGTCAATCTATGGCTAAAAAACTTAAGCCAGAAAATATAGAACAACTTTCTGCTCTTATCAGTATCATGAGGCCAGGATGTCTAGAAGCTTATAGAGATGGAAAATCTGTAAGCAATCATTATATAGATAAGAAAAATAAAAATGAAGCACTAGATTTTTTTCATCCTGCCTTAGAACCAATATTAAGTAATACATACGGAGAGATGGTATATCAAGAGCAGGCTATGCAAATTTGTCAGAAAATAGCTAATTTTGATCTTACAGAAGCCGACAAGCTTAGAAAAGCCATTGGTAAGAAAAGGCCAGAAGAAATGGTTAAGATTAAGAAGTTGTTTCTACAAAAATCAGAATCCATGAATATAATCTCTAAGAGTGAAGCCGAAGAACTATTCGGATGGATAGAGAAAAGTCAAAGATATTCTTTTAATAAAAGTCATGCTGTGAGTTATGCTTATAATGCATATTTATCAGCATATGCTAAAGCACATTTTCCTATAGAATTTTTTGCATCATATTTAAAATTTGCTAAAGATAAAATAGATCCTCTTAAAGAAATACAAGAGTTAATTAGTAATGCTAATGAAATGAATATATCTATTAAATTACCATCTATACTTAAGCCTGAAAAAGAATTTTTTATTAATACAAAAGACAATAGTATTTCATTTGGTTTAACTAACATTAAAGGCTTGGGCGATTCTGTATATGATAAACTACTAGATCTACTAAAACAATACGATGTTAGTTCTATGAATTTTATAGAAATTTATTGTTATATTCTTAGACATATCAATTCTACGGCCTGTAAGGGATTGATATCTTGTGGTGCTATAAGCAACTCTACAATCTCAAGAACAAGAATGTTATTTTATTATGATATACTAAATAATCTAACAAACAGAGAAGCTGATGTGTTATTAAAAATATTTAATAATCAGAAAATAGATGATGCTTTACAAATGCTTATTGATTCAAGTATGATTAAAATAACAGCTAAAAGAAAGCAAACAATTATATCTCTTATCAATACTTTAAAACATCCTCCATATAATTTGGATGATAGTCCAGAATGGCTAGCTAATAATGAGAAATTTTATTTAGGAGCATCCATTACTTGTCATAAAATTGATGGATGTGATATATATGCCGCAAACGTTGAGTGTAAAGACTTATCGCAAGGCACCAAAACAAAAACTCCTATTCTTGGGGCGGAAATTAGTGATATCAATATAATTAAAACTAAAAAAGGAGTTAATCCTGGTCAAGAAATGGCCTTTATTAAAGTTACAGATTCTACTGGGTCAGCAGATTTGGTGATTTTTCCGGAAGAATTTTCTCAATATAGAGATTTACTTATAGACGGAAATACACTATTAATTAAGCTTGATAGGTCCAGGGATAAGGAGACATTTATAGTTAAAAAATGTTGGCAAGTTTGACTTGACATGGGTAGGCGGTCCTGATACAATATAAGCGTGGTTCGTTACATATACATTTTGATTTTAGGAGCATTTATGAATTTAGTAATTTTGAGAGGTAATTTGGCTAGGGATCCCGAAATTAGATATGTAAATCCATCTGGAAAGGAAACGGCAGTAGTAAATTTTACCGTTGCTGTATCCAGAGAGTTTACCAAGAATAATGGTGATACTGATAAGGTTACTACCTTTGTTAATTGTGAAGCATGGGATAGTGGAGCCGAAGCCATATCATCTTCTTTTAGGAAGGGCGATCTGGTAATGATCGAAGGATCACTAAGGAATGACACATGGGAAAAGGATGGAGTTAAGAGATCAACTATGAAGGTACGAGTTAATAATTTTGCTCGTATTCAAAAGGTTTCTAAGGGCGGTCAGGCCAAGGTTGCCACTGGCGCAACAAATGATGGTGTTGATAGTCAGGAAAACGAGGAAGTTGTAGCGTTTTAAGGACTAGGTGGGAACAGTAGCCCCTTCTAATGGAGGGGCTATTTGTTTATATATACATAATGACTATAAAAAAAAGAATACTTTTCTGTACAGAATCTGCACACATAAAATCTGGCTACGGCAATTATACCAAATCAATCTTAGAAAGACTATTTGCCACTAACAAATACGATATAGCCGAACTGTCTTGTTATAGAACAACATCACAAGCTAAAGATTTTCCTTGGAAAATATATCCAAACGCAGTTGAAAAAAACGACGCAAGATTTGCTCAGTATAATTCTAGCCCCAGCAATTCTTTTGGCCAGTGGAGATTTGATGTTGCTGTAGCACATTTTAAACCTGATATAGTAATAGATTTCAGGGATATTTTTATGGCTTCTTTTCAAAGAACATCCGTTTTTAGAAATAAGTTTCATTGGATTTTAGCTCCAACAATAGACTCATTTCCTGTTAAACATGAGTGGCTGGATTTAATGTTGAATTGTGATACGCTATTAACACACACAGAATGGGCAAAAAATACTATAGAAGAACTCTATAATATTAAATGCAAGGGTATAGTTAAAGATTCGATAAATACAAATATATTTAAACCATTAAATAAAATATCTTGTAGACAAAGTTTAGGTTTAGATCTGGATGCTTTTATTATTGGTTCCGTTATGAGAAATCAAAAAAGAAAACTCATACCAGATCTATTCAAAATTATAAGTAATATTAATCATAATACCAAAACTCCAACATATCTATATTTACATTCTAGTTATCCAGAAACAATAGGGTGGGATATTCCAGATTTATTACTAGAACATAATATTTATGATAAAGTACTATTCACATATTTATGTAAAAATTGCAAGCATTGGCTTCCAATGAAATGGAAAGGAGCACATGCTATATGCCCAAAATGTTCTAATAAACAAATGATATTGGCTAATGTTGCTCATGGTATTGAGGATAAAGATTTAGCTAAAATATATAATACATTTGATCTATATATACAATATGCTATATGCGAAGGATTTGGTATACCTCCATTAGAAGCAGCTTCTTGTGGCATACCATTTTTAACCGTTGATCACGGAGCAATGGCTGAGTTGTCAGATGATCTGGGTGGTCAAAAAATTCCAGTAGCATCTGTATTTAGAGATCATGACCATAACTCAGATAGAGTACATCCAAATAATAATATATGTATAGATTTAATTAAACAATTTCAAAATTTATCAATATCACAAAAAACACAACTCTCAGAGAATCTAAGAATAAAAACTATAAATAAGCATTCTTGGGACTATACTGCCAAAGCCTTTGAAGATATTATAGATAATATTAGTGCTACTGATGCTTCTAGATGGTCTAGTATACCAGAGGAACATTTTAATCAAATTGATAAAACAGCTAAACAAACAACTAATAATAGGGAGTTTATCTATAACATTGTTGATAATATCTTAGAAGCTCCTGAGCTAAAGAGTAGTTTTTTTATTCAGCAGGTCATAATGGGGCTAGATAATGGATATATTATATCAGACAAATCAGTATCCCCCTATAAACAACAAGATGCTCTTAAAACTTTAGAGGTATGGTTTAATAATAAAGTAACACTAAATAAATTTTTAGACAACCCTTCTGCTATAGTCGCTAACGATTTTCTAAATTATTAATATGAAAAATATACTATATATAGGTCCATATAAAGAAAATACTGGCTTGGGAAGATCCTCCAGAAGATATATAGATGCTCTAGGATATAATTTTGATGTTAATCTTAGTATTCGTCCCATATATTTTACTCCATATCTAGATAGCGGAAATGAGTCAGGTAAAGACTATAATGAATTCGAAGATAATAGTAGTAAATATTATGATATGGTAATTCAGCACGGAATTCCTAACTGTTTTGAATATAGAAAAGAGTTTGGAGAAAATATAGCAATTACTGATATTGACACTTGGGGCATTAATCATACTGGGTGGGTGGACCGTATTAATTTAATGGATCGCGTTATAGTTCAATCTGATTGGTCCAAAAGGTCATTACAGCAAGCGGGGACAAGTACCAAAATTCAGGTTCTGCCAGAACCATTTGATTTATCTAGATTTGAAAAAACCTATGATCCCCTATTTGATAATCCAAATAAAGATTTTGTATTTTACTATATAGGGAAACATCAAGATAAAAATAATATTAAGGCGTTACTAGCTGCATTTTTTCTAGAATTTAGAAAACATGACGATGTAAAATTAATTATCAAAACTGATATTACAGGATTTGACCATCAAGAAGCAGAAAAAATAATCACTTATGATATACAACAAGTAGAAAGAGCACTCAGAATTAATAGTAAATATGTACAAGCTCCTCATGTTATTATAGGATATTATGAACAAGAATATATGATGAGGCTACACAAACAATGTGATTGCTATGTTAATGTTTGTAGGTGTGAATCTTTCGGGGCGAGTGCTATTGAATCTATGTTATTTAATAATTTAACAATCACTAATAGTGGCACAGGAGCCAATACATATATTAACAAATCTAATGGTCTTGAGATAGAAAGCTTTTTAACTAATATTTATAGTAAAGATTATTATATGGAAAATACTTATACTATTTATGAAAAATGGAGAGAACCATATTTAGACTCTATCAAAGAGCAAATGAGAAAAGCATACGAGTTAACATCTACTGAAAAACAGCAAAAATTAGCCAACTTTAATAAATTACAATTTAGTGAAAAATCATTTGTAGAAGGTGTTTTAAATCCATGAATTCTGTAACCGGTATTTTGGCCAGAGAAACCATAAATAATAATGATAAAGTTAATATATTATGGACTCCTGTAGACAATATGATTTTCGAGAAAACGGTACAAAAACTAGGTCATAATTTGATCGCGTTTGATCATTTATATTTTGGTAAAGACTGTCCTCATATAATTATTTGTAATAATAAATTTTTATATTATGAAAAATGTAAAAATATTTCTATTCAATTTCATATACCAGTACTACTAATTGACCATATATCTAGACCAAGAGATGTTATAGAGGATGAAACACTAACCCATAAATATGAGTTTCCTTCAGCATATAAAATAGCATTAAATGAAAGTATTGCCAAATCATGGGCTACTTCGTATCATAAAATATTAGATAATAAAAATGATATATCAAATTTAGAAATGTGGCAAAGGGTTATTTTCCAAACTTGTAAAATGGTTTTTAAATATTATGGATAAATCTATTTTGTTTCATGTGTCAGATCAAGAATTAATGCCTACCAAGAGTGCGTATGCTCATATTTCTGATATAGATAAATATGAAGATAATTCATTAGATGAAATTTTATATCAAGATCTTTGTGATTTTTTTATATCAGATGATGCTACTACTCTTTTACAAAAGGCTTACCAAAAGCTTAATCATGGTGGAAGCATATTTATACAGGGTTCCGACTTGAGACAATTATGTATGGCCGTTTCTTTTAATATGATAGATCAAGATATTGTTAAAAAAGTACTATATCCTAATAAAAAATCAATTCATTTAATATCTGAAATGTTAGATATGCTCAAAAGGGTAGGATTTATAATTGATATTAAAAAATATATTAATGTTTTTGAATATTATATCAAGGCATCAAAACCATAAATCTTATGTATTATATTTTAATCGCATCCATACCTGATAAAAACATAAAGAACATGAGCAATAAGGCTTTGGTTAGGATACATAAAGACATTTTTTTGAATCATCAGATCAAAAATCTACTTAAAACTAATAAAAAAGCTAAGATATTTATTATTTGTGCTTTTGAAAGCAAAAAGATATTAGATAATATAATTAAACATAAAAGAGTTAATTGTATTAATCATACATATACTGAGTATTCTAATGTTGGAGAATCATTAAAAAATATTATCTCTCATATACCAGATAATAGTGACATTAGTATTATAAATATATCTATGGTTATTGATCCCGGTTTAATTAAAAATTTAAAATTAAAAGATTCCGCCGTAATAGTAAGCCAGTCTGCAAAATTTAAATCAAAAATTGGATGCACAATAGATCATAACAATAATGTTGAATTTGTTTTTTATGATTTACCTAATAAAATATGTGAATATTTATATATCAATAAAAAAGATAATGGTATATTTAAATGGGTAATTAAAAATCATATTAAAAACAATATGTATTTATTTGAGATCATTAATGAGTTGATACATCATAATATTCAGATTAATACCATAAAACTTAAAACCAATATTATGCATTTTAATAGTATTGATCAGTTAACTAATATTAAAAATTTATTTAGGAAAATTGAAAATGCTAGCGCTATATAAACAATATCTAACTATTGAAGATAAAGAGTTAGTACACACCTATGAGGGTGTTTGTAAAATTTTATATAAGCAACCTATAATATTCACAGATAATCTCTTGGCTGGTATTGATGAAATAAAAAATATCGCATTATTTCATACTATATATAGTACTAAAATAAATTTATCAAAATTAGTTTATGTTGTAATTTCAGAATATGACAGAAAGATTCTCAATTCTATTTTGATACCAAATAATCATATATTTATTCTGAATATAAAAAGTAATATTACAGATACAGCTTCTCAAATTAAGGAATTGTTTCATGAAAAACTATAACGATCTATCAGATGCTGCTAAAATAGATATGATAAATGAACTATATACTAAATTAAATACAAGCTTTAGAGACATAGCGGATAAATATAATACATATCCTAATAAAATTCTTAGGGATGCCAAAAGACTTGGGATTAAGATTAAAACTAAATCAGAAGCACAAAAAAACGCATTACAAACAGGTAAACATAAACATCCAACAAAGGGTAGAGAAAGATCAGAAAAAGAAAAACAAAACATAGGCATGTCTGTTATGAAGAAGTGGGACGAGTTGGGTGAAGAAGAGCTACAAAAGAAAAAACTAATATATCAAGAATTATGGAATAAAAAGAGCGATGATGAAAAAGCAAATATGTTACATAAAGCTAACTTAGCAGTAAGACATAGCAGCAAGGTTGGCTCAAAGCTAGAGCACTTTGTTCTAAATTTTTTGATTGATCAGGGCTTTAAAACAGAATTCCATAAAGAACATATTCTAGCGAATACCAAGTTGCAAATAGATATTTTCCTGCCTACTATGAACATAGCTATAGAAATTGATGGCCCCTCACACTTTGCTCCTGTTTGGGGAGAAGATGTTTTACAAAAAAATATAGTATATGATAAGAAAAAGGCTGGTTTACTTATCGGCAAGGGCTATAAATTAATTAGAATCAAGCAAACTAAGGATTTTTCTAAGGCTAGAGCTAATTTAATATGTTCTAATCTTTTAGTTTCCCTTAAAAATCTAGATAAAAATAAAAGTAATACTAATATTATAGAAATAGGAGATACAGATGGCTAAGGCTAAAAATACTGAAGTAGTAACTAATCCTACAGAAGTAAATCAAAAGGTTGGCATAGGAGATATAGAGTGGACAGATTTTGTATTACATCAATTATCTGATGATGAAAAAATTAATGGTAATCCTACAACAGATGGATTGCGTAGAGTCTTTGAAAAAGTAATGAATTGTTCTGTTATACAGTCCGACTCTACTGTTGTTCAGTCTCCTGAGCCTTCTAATGAAAAAAGAGCCTCTGTAGTTCATTCTATAACATGGTATGACTTAAGTCCAGAAACAAACGAAGCTTGTAAAGTTAAGACCGTAAGTGGTGCTGCTGACGTATATTGGGGAAATTGTGATAAAGTATATCGCAATCATCCTGTGGCTGTTGCAGAAACACGAGCAGAAGGAAGGGCTCTTAGAAGAGCTATGAGACTAAGAAAAGTAGTGGCAGCAGAAGAACTAGCCGAAAATATAGAAGATGATATTAGTAGCGATAATGTTACTAAAATTACTAATAATCAGATTAATTTTATTGACGTATTAGCTAAAAGATTAGATATTAATGTACCAGAACTACTTAAGACGCTTAGTATTGATAATACTAATATAAAAAATATATTGCATCATGATGCTTTGACGGTTATAAGAGAATTGTCATCTTATCAACAAAGAACAGATGATATTCCTAATAATGTTAAAGGCTATCTAAATAACTGGAGCATTTCATGAAAGTAAAATATAAAGTTGGTGATAAATTAGAATTTGAACTTGAGGGAGCTGGTCAAAAAGAAATCTTTAAAGAGCTAGCAACTATTCAAGAAATTTTTGCAGAAGAAGCTTGTGGTCTTTGTGGGAGCACAAACCTAAGATTCGTTGTAAGAAATGTTGAAGGAAATGATTACTATGAGTTAAGATGTAATGATTGTAATGCTATCTTAGCATTTGGTCAGCATAAAAAGGGCGGAACATTATTTCCTAAGAGAAAAGATGACGATAATAATTGGCTACCTAATAAGGGCTGGCACAAATGGCAAGCCCCTAAAGAAAAGAATTAATGATTATAAAAGTTTGGTGGGGTTGTATAGCACTCTACAATATCTTCCCACATTAAGCAATCTGGTCCTGGTGTTTCTTTCTTATGCACCAGGGCCTGATGTTTATTTTCATCATAGTTTTTCAGAGTCTTTAAGCAATCAAGATCGCACCAGCATGATGTTGGAGTTGGTTGAGTTGGGGTTGGTTGTGATGCTCTGGTAGTTTGTTGAGTTGCTGTGGTTGTTGGACAGCACGACTCATTAGGATCCTTATAGGCTCGATTACTCTCTAAAACAATATATCTATTATCATCATAATAAGCATAGATATAATCACACTTACATAATTTTACTCCAAGAAAATCATAAACTTTAATTTTAGTTTTATTCATGGATTGCTTAACATTTGCTCCATCCACAGACCATATATCGTATTCTTCATAAAATTTTATACCACCAGCCGAAGGATCAACTAATTCGGCCTCTGCTACTCCAAATTTTTCTAAATTGGTCAAAAGTCTAGCAACTACGATTTTATTGGCTGGAGGAGCTACCCATACTCCACGCTCCCTATCCCAGCGTAAGTCTATAGGGCCTGCGGGCCATGTTTTAGGGTTAGAAAGCCAGTCTTTTAAAAATTTATCCTGTAGCCCACGTCTTCTAAACTGACCCCTCTCAGCTAAATATGCAGAATCTATAGCATTTGGTACTGGCTTGCCAGAAGTGTCATAGCCCCAAGACTGTAAGCTTAATGGACCTCTTAAAACGCTATATCTAAAATTAGTAGCATCTTGCTTATTGTCTTCCTCCTCGTCTGACATTATTAGGGTGAACTCTTTTACATCTGTTCCATAAGCAATAATTTTAGTAATAAATCCCTGTGTACTACCATTAATTCTACTTAACCAATCAGATAACATAACAGTAGATGTTGTAGCATTAAGATACATTTGATGAATAGGTAAATCATATTGTAGCACATCATCAATAAGGAAGGGGGGTATTTCTGAACGAGATCTAGAGTTTGGGGCTTTACCATCTCCAAGTTTATTTGGCGTCTGTGATTTATCTTTAAATTCGACAAAAGAACCAGTGAAATCTTGATACATAGCTAGTCTTGGTAATTCAGCATCTGTATCTCCTTCTTGATTGGTGCTCATAGGACAAAATAATAAATCAAGACTATTGATAGCTGCTCTTTCAAAATTTTGCTGATACCATGTGTTATGAGCAATATCATCTGTGACCACCTCTGGAAAATTCTTAATACTATTTCCAGATGTTGCTACTGATGGAGACAAAGTTGCAGGCGGTGGGGTTGATTGACCATAGCATGAACACGGTGACGCTGGAAGTCCAGAAGAATTATCAAAATCGTTAACACCATCGTTATTATTAGTCTCTTTTGGTCTAATATGATATCCAGATAGTATTAAAGACTGTGGACTTTTATTAGATGGCGAACCAGCCGCTGGTCCTCCGTTAGCACCCTCTGCTATGGAGTCACCACTTGCTACAACGCCCTTAGCTTTATTTTTATGTTTTAAGTCTTGTAATTCTTTTTTATTATTATTAATTAAAGCTCTAATCTCTAAATTTTGATCCTTAAAAAATTTATTAAGATAGGACATAGACTTATAGTTTTTATGCCATAAATCAGACAAATGTCTTCCTGGCTGACCAAATTTAGGAGTATATGTTCTAAAATTATATGTAGTAGTATATCCATTATCTCCAATGTTAATCTGTAAGTCTGTTAATGTACCAGCATTACCTCCAACTATATAACCAATACCATATGATGGTAAACTAGCAACTGTAATAGATCCATTTTCCTGTTTCTGTAATCCTCTTGGGCCATCAGCAGCTATGAGCGAACCATAATAATTCATTACATCATAACCAGTATTTTGTAAGTTGGCAAAATTCCACGGCGCAAGCTCTTTATTGGACTCAACTTCTGTTCCACCAACAGGATCAGCTTGAAAAAACCAAGGACCATATGTAAAAATATTACTTTTAAAAGGTAAACAAAATTCTTCTGGACATACTGACGGCTTATGCATTTGAAAAATATTTATATGACTATGTAGATATGATACTCCAGAGGTCTCTTCTCCTTCTTTATCCTTACCACAGAATGTTCTTTGAATAACATCCTTATATTTAACACCATGTAAAGCAAGTAGGGCCGTGGCGCCCTGAGAAGCTAGTGCGGTTGGACATTCGGAGAATATATCAGGAGAAAGTAATAATTCAGGTGCGTCTACGGTCACTAAAGCATATTGATTAGATCCTATTTTGTATATAGCGGGATTGACATCTGCTTTAACATATAAGTCACTATCTTTGATATAATAATTTTTATTATCTAAGGCTGATAGATTTATCTCCCATTTTAAATCTAATTTATCTATTTCAGTATGTTTAGTATATTTAACGAAACATCCAACTCTATCGTCACTTTCTGTAAATGGATATAATTCTGGCCCAACATTTAGTCCCATAATTTGATTTTGATTTTTCCCCAACCAACCCCCACCAGTAGCTGGAGCATCAGATGCATAGAATAATCCGCCTTCAGATTCTACTTTAATATTACCCTGTGGGACATTGCCAAACCTATCTTTAATACAAACTCCTGTGGAAGAATTACCTATTTGTATTAAATATTGTTTACCATAAAATTCATTATGTATATTTTGCAACCATTTTAAAGCACTATTAATTTTTGCTAATACTTCATTCCCAATGTCAAGCGTTGCAAAATTTTCTGCTACTCCTTGAAAACTATTATTACCAAATATGCTGTCAAAAGCACGCCCAGTATGGTCTTGAAATTTCTCCCAGTCTGCAATTAGATTTTTAACAATTTTTGTTCCTAATAACTCATTATTATCACTCTTCATACAATAGCTTAACCAAGTATTAAGATCAGTTGTTGATAACAGCTCTAGTTCTGTTAAAGTAAACTTATCAAAATTTAAATCTAGTGATTGTTTTAGTATAGAACAATCAAAATTTGGATAGTCTATATTGTCTGGTTCTGTATAGAATATTTTCCATTCAGCCCCGGTAAATCTTTCGCCAAAATATTGATAAACTGAACATGCCATAAGTATACCCTAATTTATTTTTAGTCTCCGCCACCGGGAGAGACATTATTATTGCTACCACTACCGCTAGAATCTATTGCGTCGTTTGAAGTACCGCCCTTTCCGCCACCTTCTGTACCGGGAGAGCCTGCGCAATCCCCATTTTTACTAACGACCATCAAATAATGTACATTTTCGCCTATTACCAATTTTTTACTAGGCTCATATGATGCTTCTTCACCATATCTATAGTCTATAGTGCCTGCTCCAGCACATGAACTAGCGGCTATAGTGTTTAAAAAAGTGCCTAGTGCGCCACTTGGTGGCGGAAACTTTTTATTGATAGGAATAGCAGTAAAGGTGTTACCAACGATAGTAATAATAAAATCACAACCAGCCTCATCACAAGCTTGTCCAATTATCTGTAAAACATTAGAACTTGACTCAGTAACTTTTAAATATCCCGGACAAATACTAATAATTTGTGATACGTCTATATACATTGTTACTCCACACACCGGAAGTAAACAAGTTTTACCTTGTAAGGCCCTTAAAATATATAGCATGGGTATTCCTAGGTCATCTTTAAATGATGCCATAAAATCACCACATCCAAGATTGCATACTGATGGCTCTAGTATAGCTAAAACATTAATTAAATTTGGAGTATTAATATTACAATAATAATCATTTAATATAACTGAAACGTTGGATAAGCTTTGTCTACCGTCTGTAAGCCTAACGTCCCAAATTAATCCTGAGCTAGATTGACTATAAGTATGATCAGCTAAGACTCCAGTAAACAAAAAGCCTCCAACAGATATAGTATAAACACATCCCAAAGAACCATTATA